TTGTCAGCCCGAAACTTGTCAGCCTGATCCGATGAAAGACGCGCACGCCGTTTTCTTCGGTGCAATCAGATGGATCGAAGGTGATCGCAGGCACGACATAGAGACCTGATGGTAGATTACCCTCGATCTCCACACTCACCACGCCAGCACCACGCACCGTATTGAGCACGCGCCCGATCTTCGGGAGGGCAAAGTTATGCGTGACTGGCGCGAATAGCGCTTGCGTTGCCATCTGATCGAGCGCCGCATCACTGAACTGTTCACCATCCAGATCGACGTGATTCGTTGCAATAGTCGCCGTCCATTTCATCCTACACCTCGCTATCAATCGCGCGCTGCATAATCACTCCAAACTCTTTCTCCCACTTCGCCTGAATCGCCTTGTCGAATGCGCGCGCCTCTGTGCCAGGGTGATGCACCCCGCGTTTGCTAATCACTTCCGTTGTGCCCTTGCTCCCCGGCCCGCTCGCGATCCGATTCGGCAGCGTCTTCGGCTTGAACGGCGTGTTGAATCGCAGGATGCCGCCGGGTTTTGGGAAAATATCATGCTCAGGCGTGCCGTCGTTGAGAAATGCGTAAATCTTGTTGACCGTCGAGATAGTGCGCCGATACGCCGATGGACTGGCAATGACAAATTCCACTTGCTCTTTAAATGTCTGCGTCGTCACCTTGAAGTCAACCTGAATATCCTTGGCAACGCCGTTCATCGCGTTGGTGATCGCGCGCGCCATCTTGGCCGGGTCAGCGAGCAGCTTTTTGGGAAGGATGAGTTTCATGGGCGCTCCAGGAAACGCTGTAACCATTTCGGCAGCGCATCATAGATCGCGCGCTTTAGTTCAGTCACCGCATCCGCAAGTGCCGAAACCTTGCCGATGTAGGACGCGTCCCACACCGCGCGCTCTTCGTCTGTCTGGAGATCATCACGGTTAATCATAGCTGTAACACCCCATCGCGCACCTTCAGCGGTGCCCAATTACGACCACGTTCCAAGCATGTCTGGCAACTTTCCGCCGCGCTCACCCGCCAATAGGCATCAACATTCCCATCGCCGGGCTGCTCATCAAGTTCCCATGAACACAGGCAGCGTGTTAGGCACTGGCTCGTTCCATCCGCCGGCATGGCCGGCAGCGGATACATCCGCGTCAGCCCCTGATAGAACGGTGCTTTGATCGACCCTGCGTACATCTCCGCACGGCTGTTCCATCCGCGCTCCCACTGATCGCCGTCCTGAATCTCGACGCCGAACTTACCCAAAAACTTCAACTGCGTTGCCAAGTCCTGCGTTACCTTAACCTGCGCTTGTGGTGACAGTGTATCCACGCCAGCGCCAGCCATCAGCGCCGCCGCGTGATACCTGGCCAGCTGCCGCGCAATCTCATCCTGCCACGCCTGTACGCCGTCTGGGTAGCTCTGTTCCAAACTCGCGGTGGCGGTCTGGATGAGCTTGACCAGGCGGTCGAGCAGCCATTTGAGCGCGCTAGGCATTGCGCCGTGCCTCTCTGCCTAATCGCTTCGCCCAATTCATCTCTTCGTCGAGCAGCGCCGCCGCGTCATCCTCTTTGCTTTTCAGCGCCGGTGCCTCAGGCTTCGCCGGCGCAGCCGTCGGCGCGCCCTGGATCAGCGCCAGCATGGCCGGGCTGATCGCGCCCATCGTCGGCGTCGGCTTCTCATCATCGCTCTGCGACCCGCCGCCGGTCGCATCGTCGGCTACCATCTCCTGCGGCAAGTCCTCGCTATCGACCGCCAGCTGGCGCGCCATGGCCGGGCTGATCTCGCCTGACGCAATCTGCGCCGCGCGGGTGTCGGCCCTGAGCTTCTGCACCTCGGCGCGCTGCTTCTGGTCGCGCATATCATTCTCGTCGTTGAAGCTCAGCTCGGTCGTGGCCGGCAGCACGCGGTCTGATACCGTTTGTTCCCACCACTTCAAGAACGCCGGTAGCGCGCCCTGGCCCTTGCTGGCGTCTTCGAGGATGACGGTCTGGGTGCCGGTGCCCAGCCCCTGCCCGCTCAACGGCTGAATACTTTGCACTGGCACGCCGATGTTGTTGGCGTAGATCAGATAGGCGTTGTCCTGCACCTGCTTCGGATCAAAGCTCGTCAGCAACTCTTTGAGTCGTATCTCAACGCTGCTGATCGGCGTGTCGCTGGGGATGGCACCGAGAATCGTCCCGAGGTAATAGACCAGCCCGCGCGACTGCGCATCCGCCTGCCCGCTCTTGAGAATGGCCTGGAGCGTCGGATCGTTGATGCCTTGCAAGAACACGAGCTTGTTCGCGCCGCCGCCGGTCAGGTTCTCGTACATCAGCTGGGTCATTGCTGCCACTGCCGCGATTGTCTTGTAGCAGCGGCCGGCCGCGCAACTGCCGACGCCGAATAGCTCAGCCCGAGGCGACGGCTGGTCAGCGTACAGCAGCACCTGATCCCAGCGCATGATCTGCTGGGTGCCGTCAACCGCCATGTAGCGCAGCGGATAGGCAAGGTTGCCGGTGCGAATACAGCGCAGACTATCGAGGTGGTACAGCCCATCGATCTTTGCGCCGGGCTTCGCCAGCGTCACCGCCGCTGCTGCGAAGCCGCCCGGTTCAGCGCCGGCGATAGACTTCACGCGGATCTTTTCGGTCGTTTCGCCCTCGCGCTTGATGCGAATGAAGACGCCGTTATCCGTCGTGAGTAGGTCGCGCATGACCTTCATCGCGAACAACACCCAGCCTTCGCCGCCGTTCGCGCGCTTCATCAGCTCCATGCTCGCGTTCACCCGCCGACCGCTATCCTTCGAGTCCTTGATGGTGTAGCCGTGCGAGGCGAACTTAGTGCAGGCGATGGTCACCGCTGCCGCCCACATGTCCTCTTTGTGCGGCGTGTTGGCGAGCACCCAATCGCGGCGCGGACTCCAGTATTGCGGTAGGTCGGTGTAGGCGGTCGGTGGTGATGCCAGCCAGGGCAGCGCCAGACCGAAGATCGCGCCCTGACTCGGGTAGTCGAGCGTGTCGCCTTGGATGGCGCTGGGTGGTGAAAAGCCGTTGGTCATAGCTCGTTCCGTTTCGTCCAAGCGATGTAGCGCAGCGCATCCGGCCCGTGGTTCACCGCGTCAATCGGCTCGCCCTTGTCATCGTTGCGATACGCAGCCATCTCATAGCGCAGGTACTTGCAGCGCGGATGCACGTGAATGCGCCGCTTGCCGTTCGCGTCCTTTGCCAGCATCCGCCGGGTAGCCTTGATACTCTCATCGATCCGCTGCGGCTTGCCCTGGGTGTAGATGTTCTGAAGATGCAAGCGCCCGCGCAATGCCGCCGAGGCACTGTCCACGGCCGCATAGGTCGGGTACGGATAGTTCAGCGCCAGCACTGCGGCTATGTCCTGTTCTTCCATCGTCTTGACCGTGTAGTGCTCTGCGAATACGTTCAGGCTGCCATCGGCCAACTCCTGCACCAGCAGAAACACGCGCGGCGCGCTGTTGGCCGTGAAATACCCTGTTTGGCTGTCGTGCGCGCCCGAGTAGCCGTCGTCCACGCCCCAAAAGATCGGCCCTGCCCCCTCGACATACTCAGCCGCTTCGGTCACATTGCCATCGGCCGGCCCATCGTTCCAGACATCGTAGACCAGACCGGCGGCCGCCGTGAACGCCTCGATGTCGTTCGCCGGATACTCGCGCAGCACCGACGCCGTATCCCCGCTCGCCTCGATGATCTTCTGCTCGCGCCAGTCGGCGCCGCGATCCGGGTGACTGAACCACGGCAGAAACACCGCCTTGTAGCCGTTCGCGCCCGATATCGCGTGCTGCCAAAACTGATGATACGCGCTCCCTGGGCCATCGGCTGACGAGATGATGAACAGTTTACCACCGGCGTCAATCGTCGGCTTGACCGCTGCTAAGGTCTGGCGCGGCCAGGCCATGAATGCCCACTCGTCCAGGATGGCCAACGAAGCGGTAAGCGACCGCGCCGCATTCTTGGTGGCGGCCAGGCTGATCACACTGCTGCCGTTCGCCCACTCAAGATCAGCGGTGTTGTCTTTCACGAGCGGCGACAACCATAGCCTATCCTGATGCTGATGATACATAAAGCTAATACGGTGGATCAGCTCGTTTGCGTCGTCTTGGCTGCGACTAATGCACACCACCGGGTAGCCAGGGTAAAGCGAGCAATTACGCAATGCGAACAAACACGCGATCCAGCTAATCCCAACCTGCCTGGCCTTGAGAAATACCGTAAGACGTTCGCGATCCATCGTGTCAATGACATCGGCCTGCATTGGCCAGAAGGCAAACGGCACATACGCAACCTCAGTGCCGGCGTCATTCGGTAGCTCAATCTGGGTGCGCGCCGCGAATGCTGCCTTGGATAATGCACGTAGCTCAGTCTGCTTTGCAGCGCGCCGGCGGCGTAGCTCCAGCTCAGCTTGTGCCCTGAGTTTCAGTGATG